GATCAACAGGCATTCCCAAAAGTTGTGCAATTCCCGTATTTAGTCCCTTAACATAAGGTTTTACCTTTCTAGTTAAAGGACGTAACTCGGGCGGAATAAAATATTCAATGTCTGATTTTTTTTCCGCCATCAGTAGTACGCTTTTACTTGCACGTTGTTATCCTCTTCTTCCCAATCGTCACTCGGTAGCTGCACAAAGTTGCCCTGACGATACCGCATCAAAGCCTGTGTCATACTATCCACAAGGTCATCATACTCCCCATTTGGAAAAGCTGCAACCTCCTCTATCATCTCATCCGCAAACTTTGTGTCTGGTGCGTACACCATGCCTGCTTCAAAAAGAACCGATACAGAGTGCACGCGCGTCACCTTATCATTTCCCTTACTCGGTGTAAAGTTAACAACAGGTATACCCATGTTCCGTAGTTCGTGGGTCAAGGGCAACCCCGTCGCCTTCGCTTCTATTATAATCGTATCCGGCTCCCAGTACTTATATTGCTCCAACGCTACCTGCTTTAACTCAGGAAAGTCCCAACGATCCTTCTGACTATCAAGAAGTATCAACGCCGGGGGTCCCCCCGCTTCTTCGGGATAAAACACACCCCATGTCGTAATCGCACTAAAGTCCGATGTCTCTCGTTTCGTGAACGCCGTATCGTAGCTCTGTATCACATACTCCAGATTAGGAATATTCTCCTTCTCCCACTTCTGCCACCACTCTCTAGGTATAATCGCATTTTCCTCACCCGTCGGATTCTGCTGATACTGCGCATTCCATTTACTGGGCGGTATCGAAGCGCGCACCGCTGTCAAATCATCAAGGCTCCAGAACTCTGGCCAACAGGGTGAGCCATCCTCAAAGATCGCCGGTAACTCCACAACTTCCCACTGGTCCGCCAACTCATCCTTCGCCATCGCACGCATCAACTGTCCCGTCATATCCTTCTCGGACCATCTTGTCTGCACCAACACAATACTGCCGCCCGGCTGAAGTCTCTGTCGGGGGCCCCCAGTATACCAGTCCCACGCATCGTCAAAACCCGTGTTCGACATCGCCGTCTGCTCCGAGTGCGGATCATCTATAATCACCAAGTCTCCACCACGACCCGCTAAGTTCGAACCCACACCAACAGCATAATACATACCGCCCGATGTCGTGTCCCAACGACCGGATGCTTTACTGTCCGCCGACAGATTAACAGTCGGAAAGATATCCTTGTACTCATCACTATCAATAAGGTTCTTGGTCTTACGTCCAAAGTTAACAGCGAGCTCCGTGGTGTGCGTCGCCTGAATAATCTTCATCTTAGGGTTCTTACCCATCATCCACGCCGGAAACAAAAAGCTCGCAAACTCCGACTTCGTATGTCTCGGGGCCATATTAATAATCAAACGCTTCAGCTCACCGCGTGCCACACGCTCTAACTTCTCCGCAATAATCTTATGATGCCGACCCGCAATAAAGTCCGGCCACATATTTTTTACAAAAATTAAAAAGTCCTCCTGACACCTTTCGTTCTTTTCTAATTGTGCCAGTCTAAGTTTAAGCTTGGCCTCCTGCTCTGAAACATCCATCAGGGGGCCCCTACAATCTTAAAAAACATATCGTCCCAACGAAACGGCTGCATACAGTGAAACTCCGGCTTCTTATCTTTCAACCCGTCCATCTTCAAATCTACCGCATCCTCTGCCTTAAACAAAAATAATTCTGCACGCTCCGACGGCTTCTTCTGCTTCTTAATTAATATCCAACAAGAGGCGTGTTTGTGTTTCGTGAGCCACGACACCTGTGACGGGCGCAGATCTACTTTGTCCGTCGTCGTAAACTTGAGCTCAACAAAATGAAAACAACCATGGGTATCACAGAGGAGGACGTCTGGGATTCCTGCTCCGACCCAGTTTTCAATTCGCGTTAGCGACAGCTTTCGACTTACTCTTTGCGCCGCTTCCTTCACTTGTTTGTAAAAGCCGCTCTCCTTCTTCACGGCTATCGTTATCCTCTTCTGGGGTGATGTCGATTGTGACTGGGGCATAACTCTCCTTTATCTCCTTCAATGCTTTCATAACTTCTTCCTTAGACATACTGTCTATGCTCCCGTGTCGTATCTCTGATTTATTAACATATATATCGCCCTGCGCCTGACCGCGTCTATACTCCGCCTGCACAGCCGCCGAGTAGGCCCCATTCTGCAATGCCTCGTCCCGAATACGCTGTAAATCTCTCACGTGTCGCGAAAACGTAATACTATACTTTTCATCCAGAGCCCGACGGTATTCTTTGATCGCATGAACAACGTGCGGCGATATATTAGGGTTCGTTAACTCATATGCGCGTGTGTGCGCACTCGTTGCACTGTACCCGGCATTCTCTGCCGCTTCTCGTAACGTGACCTGCCCATCGCGGCTAACGAGCTCGCGGACAAACAGTTCTTGTTTTCGTGTCAAAGGGGTTTTTATGGTGGCGGGTTTTCGACCACGTGTCTCGTAACGTATCCCCGCTTTGCCTAGTTTTCGTTTCCTCATTCTCGGACCTCGGTTGATGGTTAATAAACAGCCTTAATATGCACGTTTTTTAGGCAGTTAACAAGAACCTTTTTTCTGCACAATATTTAGGCAATGTTTCACGTGAAACATTCATATCATTTTTTACATGATTATTTGTGAAAAACATGGCCCTAGCTACCGCGTGCACAAACGGTGGCCGTGGTCTTTTGTTTTCTGTTTTTTGTACACGGTCCCCGCTATTTGACCCGATATTAGAAGGGACCCGAACAATTAAAAACGGTACGCGGCCCATGGTCCAAGGTACGCGGGGCGGGGTATATGTTTAAAGAAATAAAACTACGCGGGGCGGGGTATAGTTAGCGGCCTACGGTCCACGGTTCGCGGTCCAAGGCCAAGGGGCGGCGGATCCTATACGTTTTACAAGGCCAAGGGGCGGCGACCCCGCGCTTGTTTAACTAAAATATAATGAGCAAAAAAAAGGCCCCGTGTAGGGGCCTTAAAAAAGGGTTTAAGGGCGCTTAAAATTCGAAATCAGTAAAGACTTTCTTACTAGCTTTTATAAACTTTTCGACGTTTATATCGTCAAATTTTGACACCGAATACGTTTTGTCGTCACGGTTGTAATGATTAATAAACCAAACAGTATTTGAGTTTTCATTAAACTTGAAATATTCAATTTTGTTTTTGTTTACTTCGCGTAGTTCCATAGTGTTTACCTCGTAGTTAAAGCGGGGCGGGATTGCCCCGTATGGGGCATTGTAAGATATTATAGGATGTAATACAAGAATAAAAAAAGGCCCCGTATAGGGGCCTAATTTAGGGCATATAAAAGGATTAATCTAAAGCTTGCCTATATCCCCCGCAATGTGGTGTCTCAACACGGTACGCGGCGCAAGTGATTTTATAAACCGTTTCAATGTTTTATGGTCCTTTTCTTTTTGGGGTGTTTCGCTTATGCGGGTCCAATGTAAATTAACATTACCCCCCGCCGCATAGCAACCGCCCTTTTCCCCCTTATCAATAGTTTTCTTTTTTGAACCATGGGCGGTAAAAGTAACAATATAATCTCTATAGGGCCTTGCGCATAATGGGGCGTTTTCCCCGCCGCAATTATTACAACCCGTTGTATTAACCGTTTCTTGAGGACAACGTATAAATTTGACCCCGTCTTTAATTACAACCTTTTTTGCTTCGTTGTCTTTCCAAAAAGTTGTGGGGGCGGTCCAAACAGTAGGCACCCCCGCCCGAAAACTATCTAAGGCGCTTTTGATACTATCCGCACTAAAATTTATAACAGCGAATTTGTGACGAATTTTTTTAGGAAAATCTTTAAACCATAATTTAAAAGGAAAATGAGAATAAGTAAAAGAAAAGCCTTTTTTAGGAACGTTGTTATATATAACGTCAAGATAATCTTGATCTATATCTTTTGAAGTATTGCCGCAACCCGCGCCGCTTATGTTTAGTTTACAGCTAATAGGGCAAGACCCGTATTTATTACCCGCGCCGCTTCTATAAGTAATAGCTAAACCTTTAGTCTTTTGACCCGTGCTGTTTGGATTTGTTAAAAGTGTCATAATATTTATCCCATATAGTTTTATTTAATCCCATACTATAAACAAAAAAAGGCGGGATGTAAACACCCCGCCCCGATAAAATTTAAAAGGTTTATTTAAGGCTATACGGCGGCCAATTCTTGAAAGCTTTCCGAACGTTCTATTTCAGAAACTTTTCTTTCTCTTTCTATTAGCGTCCTTTCGACGTTGTCACGGGCCGTTGTGACGTCTTGCGCATATTCAGGGGAATTTTTGACTTTGAATAATTCGCTATTATGAGAACTATAAAACGTTAAAGCGCTATATAAAGCCCAAACAGTTTGACCCCGCGCGGCAACTTCACTTTCAAATTGCTCCATCATAGAACGGGCCATTTTAGATTGAATTTCCCCCGCGACTTTCCCTTTTTTTTCGGCCCGTGCAATTTCGCTTTTACTAGCGGGGAAATTTTCAGTTAAAACTTTTTCCGCCTGTTCGGGTGTAATTTCCCTATTTGCCCACATTTGCCAAACTTCTACCTTCTTTTCATAAAAGGCTATTTGATCTATTAACCAAGGCTTTATATATTCGGGTTTAAATCCCGCTGTATGGCCCCATGTACCCGCTTTTAATTCAAGTAAACTAGTCATACCATTTAAACACGCTAAATCTAAGCCCCCCGCCTGTAAACGTATAGCAGTTTGACCGTTAAAAGAATTAACGACTTGAACCATAAAATTTAATTGGGTAGGAACTTTTGTTAATTGCCTAATCTCGCGGCCTAACCCTTCAAAATGATACCCGAACCTTGCAACCGCGCCGCCATCAGATACCGCTTCTTTTAATTGA